CGGTTGGTACGTTAGTAAGACCCGCACCATCACCTACAAAACTATTCGCGTAAACGTTCCCTACTACGTTTACGTTGCTCATTACATCTACGTTCCCCGAAGTGACGATCCGACCAGAAACGATGAGTTCCGCCGTTGAGTATACTTTACATGGTTGTGTATTACCCATACTACTATGACCCGATGTGGTGCAATAATAGTATAAATCTGGCGCCCCCGTTTGAACAGTTAATATTAATTTATTAGCAACGGAAAGATCAACACCGTCGGTATATTCACTACCACCACCATGAGTACCTTGGACAGTTGTAGATAATCTGAATACATGACCCCCGGCGGATAGACTCGATACGTCAAAGATATATGTTTGATGTTCGTGTAATTCTAGCGCAGGTCTATCAACCCCGTCAATGTAAAAATAACCTCCGTTCGCCGTAACAACAAACGTTTTCGTGGTACCCATGGTCGCCACATTACTCACGAATGCGGTGGTAGATGATACGTTTCCATCGATCACGACATTACCAGAAGCAGTCAGAGATGTACCAGTATTGGTAAATTGGACCGTATTAGATGTCGCATTACCTTTATTTACCACAGTATCCAAATCCACGTTCGTAAGTTTGGAACCATCACCTATGAAAACGGATGCGTGTATGTTTCCATCAGCTTCTAATCCTTTTGTGACGTTCGTTAAATGAATGACATTCGATGTCGCATTACCTTTATTGACTACGTTATCCAAAGTTATGTTTGTGAGTTCCGAACCATCACCTTTGAAATAGGCAGCTTGTATGTTAGATGTCGTGACATTACCTAATTCTGTTATGTGTTGGAGTGATAAGCCAGTGAGACTCGTACCATCACCTATAAAATTAAGAGCTTCTACGTTTCCGTCAGCCACGATACCCGTCGTAGCATTCGTTAATAGAATAGTGTTCGACGTCGTATTTCCCCTCTCGATGACTCCATCTAGATTTAATTTAGGAAACGTGGGTGCACTACCACCCAGAACTGTTTCTATACTACCAACACGGTTAGTTAAAGCGGTATGATCAGTTGAGGTGGGTACGTTGGTTAGGGTCGAACCATCACCATAATATTTTCCGGAAGATCCTAAAACCACGTTATTTTGAACGTATAATTCGCCGAGTATGTTAACATTAATTACATTTGCGGTGTCATTTGTTATATCTGTTGCTGTAAGATTATTTTGGGTGTACCCAATAGTAAACTTGTCCGTTCCACCGTGATGTATGAGAGCTACATTGGCTGTAGGACGTTGTATGAGAATACCCACATCTGTAGTAGCCGTAGTATTATTGTTAGCAATACCTATGATCGCATCGTTTATGAGTTTCGTCTCAGATTCGACGATAAAACGTTCACCTCGCATGAATATATTTCCAGTCACATCCAGATTAGAAGCGATAACCGTCGTATCTGTCGTCGTAGAAATGAACGACTCCTTCAAAAAGTTATCCGCCGCCACGTATGGAACCGCACCCACAGTCAAACCATCAATCTTAACATTCCCGCCTACTTCTATGTTTGCCGTGGTAATGAGACCTGTTGCCGTGTTTGTGAACCGTACAACATTTGTAGTTGCGTTTCCTATATCTGTTATGTTTTGTAGAGATAACGCAGTTCCACCCGTAGCCGTTTCGAGATTTTGAATTCTAGTGACATTATCCGCGAGATCATCGGAAACAATACCAAGGTTAGACCATAAATAACCGTTAGACGTCTCGAGATTAGATATCCGACTCGTATTATCAGCCAAATTAGACCAGATATGACCGTTAGACGTTTCTAGGTTAGATATCCGACTCGTGTTATCAGCCAAATTAGACCAGATATACCCGTTAGACGTTTCTAGGTTAGATATCCGACTCGCGTTATCAGCCAAATTAGACCAGATATACCCGTTAGACGTTTCTAGGTTAGATATCCGAATCACGTTATCAGCTAGATTAGACCAGATATAACCGTTAGACGTTTCTAGGTTGGAAATACGCGCCGCATTCGAATCTATTTCATCTCCGAGACCCGTTATGAGATCTTCTTGAACGATGTCAGCCGCACTGAGAGTTGCTAAATCACCAAATATCTGTGTATTAGACGATTCTAGGTTAGATATCCGACTCGCATTATCGGCCAAATTAGACCAGATATGACCGTTAGACGTTTCCAGGTTAGATATCCGACTCGCGTTATCAGCTAAATTAGACCATATATACCCGTTAGACGTCTCAAGATTAGAAATACGCAACGCGTTAGAATCTAAATAAGAAGATAACGCAACATCTACACCTCCCACTCTGAGCGCACCAGATACTTCTACATCACCACTCGCCGTGAGTGAAGTTCCCGTGTTAGTGAATTGAACGGTATTAGAGGTCACGTTACCATTATCTGTTATAGCTTGAAGGTTTGCGGCTACACCCGTTAGCCCACTTCCATCACCTATGAATTTTAAAGCCGTCACATTTCCAACGACATCCACATTTCCTGAAGCGACGAGAGATGTACCTGGATTTGAAAATTCAACCGTCGCGGATGCGACGTTTCCATTATTTACGACTTGCTCTAAATTGGACGCCAAACCAGTCAATTGACTTGCATCACCTACGAATCCTGTAGCTGTTATTATACCCGTATCTCCATCGAGTTTAATATTAGAACCGACACCCACGTTCGATTCCACGTACGCGTTTCCGTTTACGTGTAAACTCGCATGAGGATCGGGTGTCGTTATACCCACACGATTATTAGTGGTATCGACGAACAGGTGGGAAGAGCCTACCAAGAGGTTACTCTCGATATCGACCTTCCCTGAAAATATATGGCTCGTCGTCTGGACCATTTATATTAGCTTAGATAAAATGTAGTGCATTTTATGTGAGGTAATGATTTCTATACAGTTGGAATTTGGGGCCACTCTACACCGATGAGGTTTCCGTCCGCGTCTAGATCGGGTGAAGACATACCCGGAAGGTCACGAAGGTGTTGGCGGTAACGTCTCCATTTTTTAAAGGTTTCATCGTTTATAGGGTAATCCCTCATAGCGTATTTATCTGTAGCGGGGATCAATGCGTCCCGTTCAGAACGGAGTTTTGTCATCGCATCCACTTTACGATCTTCTATGACCTTTTGAGCTGCGATTTCTTCTGGAGTGGGTTCGATAGCACCCGCTTCCATATAGTATATACTTGATTTTATAATTTGGTTACGATGACATACCCCATTCCGATATTAGAACCGGACGAATTGTTCTGATTGGATCCCGAGTTATAGGAACCACCACCACCGCCATTCATTTGTGAATCATCATTCCCGATCGACGCGACCCCCCCTCCTCCAGAGTATCCTCCTCCACCACCAGATGCCCAACTAGCAGCACCACCACCACCAAATCCACCGTCACCTCGAGGATAGGTACCCGTTCCAGCCCCCCCTGTACCCCCATTTATAAATGATAATGCGGCGGTTTGGGCGGTCCCATTGGAACGAGAGGGTGCCCCATCCCCACTAAATCCACCACCCCCCCCACCGCCCCATTTTTTGTCAAGATTTCCACCACCATTCCCACCCGTCGCACCAGGTCCTGTATCCCCATCGGCCGAGGTCTGAGCATCTTCGGCATCGGCGCGCTGCCCCTTTGCATCCGCATTAATTGTGGACACAAACTGACCCTTTCCCCTACCCGCCCCACCACCAGCGATTACGAGGATTGATGCGGTTGTATTATACGGTGAACGTACTACAAAAGTTCCTCCACCCCCCGCTGAACCGAGTGTGTTTCCACCGGCCGACGCGGAGCTGCCGACGACTGATTTCTGTCCAACTAATATATTAATAATTTCACCCTTGGTCAATGTGAAGTCTCCTCTCATACGAGCACCACCAACTGAACCAGAAGAACCAGCCCCATACACCTCAAACTGATACGTCCCCGTCTCCGGTACGGTCCATTTCTGGATTCCCCCGCTCACAGAGAAATAATTAGGATTACCAACCCAAGTTGTCGAACCAGTAGTACCATAACCAGTACTACTACTTTGTAAGTTAGTGAGGGTTGGGCCAGTTCGTCCCGTCTTCCCAGCATTCGTGAACGTGAACGGTGAGGTAAAGGAGTAGAGAGGTGCCAATCCCTCAATATTGAAGGTTCTTTCTACGAACGCACCGGAGACGTCAACCACTCTAAATGTTACGTTCGTACCAGGATTTTCTGCCCCGATAGTACCCGAGATCTCACCTGTACTCGGATTGAGACTGAGAGGTGATGGTAAAGCATTACCAGTGGCGACTACTTCGAATGTCCTACCGGAAGTACCCCCCACAGCATCTGTACCCGCGAGTATGTGACTCACGTACGCACTAGTATCGAAGGTTAAGGTCGCCCCAGCCGCCGGGGAAGTCCATGAGGTGCCTGGGAAATTGATGGTTTGGATACTTGTAGCAGTGAGACTACCAGTACCTGTGACTTTAACATTATAGGGTCGATTTGCGACTTGGGCTGTAGCAGAGGATAAGTCCCCTATTTTGAATGTGGCTGTTGTCGCGTTCACGAATGTTCTATCCACCACACCATAATTGGTTCCATCGGCACCCACGAGGTTTATAGCCAGTCCTGTATCAAAAGAAGCCCCTGAGACCGTGAATACCTCTGTCGCTGTATCCGCGAGGAGAACACTCGCAGGTGATACACCTGTGATTGTGGGTGGTAAAAACGCAATCGTGTCGGCACTGAAGCGGTATAACACACCCGATGCACTGAGAATCCTAACTTTATAGGGTTGATTCTCCACCTGGGCTGTAGCAGAGGTCAAGTCTCCCAGTTTGAAAGTCATTTCTGTTCCATCGGTGGTCGGTCCGGTCACATCGACCACGCCGTATAACGTTCCATCGGCACCTTCCAATTGTACAATCGACCCACTGACAAAACCCGTACCAGTGACCGTGAATACCTGGGTTGATGCCAAGGCGAGGGTGATAGCCGCTGGTGAAAAACTCACAATAGAAGGTGGTGGTGAGAGGGTACCCCACCCAAACTCCGTATACGCTTCCATGAACCCAATTGTTGAGTTGAACCGCATTGTACCCAGAGGTGCGTACGTCGGTCTCTGGGCGGTCGTGCCACCACCTAATGACACACCCCTTGTCCCAGTGGACTCGAGACGACCCGAAACGATGAGTTCTGCTTCGGATGAGATACTTACCGCAGCCCCCATACCGGGGTGTTGTGTACAATAGTAATAAAGTGTTGTGGGGGCACCCGCTGGGACTGTAAATTTCAAATGATTGGCAACACTCGTGTAGTCTGTACCCGTGGTATAATCACTCTCAGGTAATGAACCGAATGGTTGTCCATCTCCCCCGTTAGCTAGCCTAGCCAGTCTAAAAGGGTGTCCAACCCCTGGAGCTGTTAGGTCGAAAAGGTATGTCTGATGTTCGTGAAGTTCGAGTGAATGTCGATCCGCGCCGTCGATATGAAATCTATTACTACCACCAACTGAAGCTACCGTCACAACGAATGTTTTAGTAGTTCCTATTGTGACAGCATTACTCACCCTTGCAGATCCTACCACATCGAGATTTGCATTCGGTGTTCCCGTCCCACCAATTCCGACATTACCGGCTGAATAATATATATTATTGATATCGTTATCATCTTCTAACCATTTAGAATCGGTAAGTCCCGCAAGTTGGGAACCATCACCATGAAATCTAGTTGCTGTCACTTCCCCAGATATTTGTAAAACATTTGAATCATTACTATCGGTAACAAGACTGGTTAAACCTTGACCTATACCAACTCTACCATTAGCACGATCAATACAAAATGTATTATAGGTGTCATTGGTATCTACGTTCCCTGATAAAACCAAATTTCCGGGAATGATTTGAACGCTCGTGGGAGTTGACATTCTTATACTTTAATAACATAAAAAACATCTTTGCAAACGACGAATAGGTCGTTTGGAGAGAATGTATATTTAATATCCAAAGTTGACTACATCACCTGTTCCTGCCGGACGTTCTATAGATGTAAGTTTTCCATCTGATTCATGTGAAATATACTCTACGAAAATGGAATATTTTCCATGTTGCCCATCACCGGTAGATGGGATAGGCGTGGAAGGTTTGATCGTAATCTCATTACCAGTTGTCACAACTTCCGAACTCCATGGATTTGTACTCGCATTTCCAAAAATGGACATAGGCCCCATAGCTATATGTGTACCAGAAGAAGCGCCACCACCTCTCTTACCACCAGCTATATCCAGAATCATAGTACTGACCTCTTCAAATTCATCATCGAAAAGTTGTGCTATAATTTTTGCGTAAAATGAGTGATGTGTAAAAGTTAATGTTACCGTAGCATCTAATATGCTTGTACCCTTGTTAAGATCATTTTTATGACTATATGTTTTTTTAGATACACTTCCCGAATTTGTCACGAGACCTCCTTCTATGTATACATTACCAGTTGTGTATATGTTTCCACTCGCTTGTATGACATTTGAATGGGAATCATCTAATATTAAATTTCCGACAGATACATTACCGGTAGTGGTTAAAGTACCTTGAATATGAACATCTAAATCTTCATCCGTTTTTATATTAACTTCAGTTTCATTTGTAGCTGTGGTCGCGGTATAACATAAAGTATACTTACCCGCATCTTCGTCAAAAAATGCCGCGACGTTTGAAGAACCCTGGGGTCGAGACATGACATGACCCAGATCCATCGTTATATCAGATGCTATGTTTCCATGACCGAGTTCGATGAGTCCATCTTTGAACACTGTATTCTCAACTGAAATATTAGCTATTTGCCCCGCAGACGTTATATTTCCAGTGACGACGAGATCTCCGGAGACATTTAAATCACCGCCAGCACTTGGATTTGCACCCGAGAGACCAGATAAGGTCATAGGTATTTGAGTTCTAAAAAGTTGTTTCGTGCTTTGATTATACGCCACGAATGTATTAGTCGTCGCTTGTGCACCATCTTCGGCAAAATTGGTAGCTATTTCTAAAGGTGTTAGGTAAAAGCCACTCGCTTTCGTTGCGTCGATCTTATCATTACTCGCGTTAATGACGACAGAGTTGTCAGCCTGATCTTCTCTACAATTCTTACCGAAGCGAAGCTCCGTGGCACCACCGACGGTACTCAAGTTCTTCGGCATTTAATATTACTCCTGATTTTAATTTGCGTACATGAGTCCCGCACACCCATTATTCACTCTGAGTATGTTATAATTTACTGCGTATATAGGATCAATCAAAGGTCTGGATTCGCTATGTATTTTAACACTATCGAGTCGACTGAAGTTTAAGCTACCCGTAGGCTGTAGGGAACTTGTATTTAGACAGAAACAATGTACAAAACAATCTGGGGATGTCACGAAATTTGTATGATAATAGCTCTGCACGTCTACGAAATGTGGTTTCGCCCATTTATAAATACCTATATCTGTTCCATTAATACTAATTTTAATTTTATTATCTATGGAAGTTAGTGTACTTTCCATATTTGTATTTGAGCATGCGATATATTTTACTGGATGGTTAAAAATAAGTTCTTGGGTTAATTCGCTAGAAGCTATATTTTTTTGAACTTGTGTTATCAAAATATCGTGAGTACGAGAAGCCATTATTCCACGCTCTTCGTTATCCAAATAATAATAATTTGAATACGCTTCTACGTTATAGTTTCCCGCATTTGGACCCCAATAAATCCGTAATTCAACGTGATGATATTGTAAAGATACGAGAGGAATCGCGGATTGGGGTCCTTCGCAAAAGAAAAACCGCAAAGGGTAAAAATAAGACCGAGCAGATGCACCCGGGTGTACACCGTTAGAACTCTTACTCACATTCTGTGCGTTCATATCAATAGCAATTTTTTCGGTATAATTGTGATCTTGAACATCAATAATTTGACCTCCAATTAATAATTCTACCTTATTCACGACTTCACCCCAGTCTTGTAAATCTACAGCCTGGGTACCATCGTCTATGGTAAAATATGTGTATCCTAAGAGGTCGCCAGTTCGGTCGAACCGAATAGACGACATGGAATTACCATTCACAGATCCTTGTATCGTTTGTTTTTCGATAGACTGTGAAAAGTTAGAATGCCTTTTAAAGGTGGACGTAAAAAACGATATCTCAGGTTCACCCATGATGTGTTCATCTTGGGCACCTAGAGCTATTAATTGTACGATTCCAGAAGACATACTTATTATTATAAAGTATTTTTAAATTAACGAGTATGCGACGCTCTGGAATCTAACATCCTAAATTTTTATTTTTACAAACAAATTTGAAAACGAAAACCGAAGCCGACACATCAGCTGAATCTCCGTTTTCTCTATCCAAATTAAAAGTTAAACGACTCAACTTTCGAATAGGATTATGATAATATTGGCTTATGGGATATTCATTTTTGAATGAAATTCCTTTAGTTCCAGTTGAAACTCCAGTGAGAGAAACGTGAGGTCCGACGACGGTTCCAAAAACTCCGTTTAAGTGGTTGTCGTCAGACGAGTCTAGATTAGCTTTCGCACGCTGTGAAAAGAAGGTTCGAAGTTCCTCAATACCTATATGAATAGCTGTCTGTGCTGAATCGCCGGAAGTAAACACGGCCGAAACTAATTGAGCCTGGATGACATTATCCAAAGGTGTAGGTAAATGTACCACAAAATCGATGCCAGCACTATCA